TAGCCATTATTTGCCCCTTTGATTTGCGACACGAGCCATGTTACGACCCATAGACTTCATCATGTCACCAGTCACGCCGCCTTTAGCGAGTTTAGTCATTGGCTTGCCGGGGTGCAGTTTTTTCTCGTGCTTGTGCACGGCACCCGCGATCATTTTCTTGTCTTGCTTTAAGTCTTTCTTGTCCATCTTCAACTCCTAAGTTGTTGCTACCGTAACTGTACCCAATTGCACCGATAAAGCCAAGTTATTTGGCGTTAAAGCTGCATCAAAACTGCTTGCTCCACCAACGGGATTCCAGCCCCATTGAAATATCCTGCTACCTCCACCAGAATATCCGTCTGCTAACAGACCAGATACTTGGTAACTCACATCAGGACGCGGGTCACGCACACCTTGCGGGTCATCAACTGGGTACATACCCAACTGCAACTGCGGCTGATCTGGGTCCCAACAAGAGGGGCAAACCAACAGGTTGTACGTCTTTGTCTTGATTACTTCCTTGCGTAACGAGGTTAGCTTGAATCTAAAGCCACATCGGTCACATTCAGCAATCGAGTTCTTGCCGGATGAAAACCTATTAGCCATTAGGTGCTACCCCCAATGAACATCTGACGGGGAACAAGACGGATCGCTGCGCGTTCCTGATCTTCATCCGCCGCCGTCATCCAAGCCTCGTCATACTGCTGTTTCAAAATCTGAATCCTGTCCATCCCGCCCGGCACTTTAAGCGCCAAGTAGTACGCTAGTCCTGCTGTCAAGCAGTTAACAAAGCGAAACGGAACGTCCATGACATTTACACCGCTACCAGCATCTTGCACGCGACGCATGCGCCAGTACACGAACTGATATGTCTGGGAGCCGTCTGGCGTAGGCCAGACTGTGATGCTTTGCTTTTGAACCAGACTAATGGCTGCGCCAGTATTATGGGTAGCCGCCGTTGTGCCGTCTTGCCCCCGTGTGCAATTCAAAAGGTATGCTGGTGTAGCGCCATCGGCTACAGAAAATTCGTTGTAGCCAATCAACTCCGTACCAATCCGCACAAAGCCTGCATTGGGAACGCCCACCAGACTTGTGATTGGAATAGATGTAGCCGTTGCGCTAGTGGTTGTTGACACAGTACCCGCCAAAACAGAAGCCTGCCCAGTTAGACGCTGAATCCACACTTGGATAGGTCGACCTTGGGTTAACTTGTTGGGGAGTGTTGCGTAAGTAGAAACACTAATACGCGTAATTGTTAAGTCCGCTTGATTGCTTGGGCTGTTTGCCTGTGTGCGGATAACGTGCTCAAGAATGTCTGCGGTATCGTCTGGCAGTGCATAGGTTGGCTGGCCTTGGGTCAGGGTAATGACATCCTGCTCGAACGTCCACATGTTGACGCCACGATTAGCCCAGTCAGCAAACAACAAGTTCAAAGACCTGCGAGCAGTCCTCATGTCGTAGCCTGTGCGCAACTCCGAACCCACGCGCTCGAACGCTTCCTCCACCAGTTCGGCGAGGTCTAAATTGAACGACGATAGTCCAGAGGTGGTTGCCATTATCTAAAGCCTGCTGTTTTCTTTGCTATGCCTTTGGGTTGCGCCACGAACTGTTTGCCTGCTTTTTTACCCGCACGCTTTGCACGGGTAGTTGCCGCATACTCTGCGGGGCTTAAAGACTTGATCGCTGCCTCTGGCAAGTACCGTTCTCCCGTTTTGGAAGAAGGTTTCCCCGACTTGGTACGCCATTTCTGGTCGCCCCAATTTTTAAGGGATTGCTGTGGCGCTTTCAATCTCGATAGCCCCCGCCTGCCGCCTTGTACTTCTTGGCTACAAGTTGCGCTTTACGTGCTGACCACTGGCCTGCACCTGTGCCCTGAGTTGCCGCCGCTTTTACTTGGCTAACAATCTTCTTGCGAAGACTAGGCTTTGTATAGTTGCCCGCAGCATTAACCGTCCCGCCCTTTTTGAATTGGGTGAAATCAGTGTCATCCCGTCGGGCAGTCTTCTTGCCTTTGGGCATTTTGCTGGGAGCAACGGCTCCCATACCACGGCTGGGCATCATGATTTAGCAATAGCCGCCAGATTTCATAGAAACCATCTTGCCTTTAGTCTTGCCTTTAGTAGCAACACCGTCACGGCTAGGAGCGGCAGTTTTTACTTTGCCCATGCTAGTCATGCCACCAGAAGCCATCTTCTTAGCGGGCATTTCTGGTTTTTTACCTGCTGCCATTGCTTTTTTCTTGGCAATCATTGCCATGAATGGGTTTGCTTTAGCCATATCACCACCTTTTTTAAAAGATTTGCCTTTATCGGCGTTGTTGAAATCCTTGCCCACAGATTGTGGGACTCCTACTTTCTTGGCAAACGACGGCGAGTGCGCTATCGCAGCCATGAAATTGTGCTGTTTCTTACTCGTGCTTGGCATACTTAGCCACCAAGTTTTTAACAGTGTCGGTTTCCCAAATACGTACGGCTAAGTAAACGATGGTCAAAACACCACCGACCAGTGTTACCACAGGGGTCATCCACCCCATAAAACCACCAATACCAACGACTACGGCAGCGCCGTCAGCCATTGTTTTTGCATCATGTGCGTTGGTCATATCATCCTGCCTTTGGTTTTGCCTTTGACGCAGCAGCCGTCTGCACGGCTAGAAGCGGAAACTTTACCGCCTTTTTTCATGCTCTTTTGTTCGTTTTGTTCGCTAAGATTGTTTAGCATTCCCGGTACTGACGTATCCCGTACTAAGTCTCTCGCACTTTGGCTTCTACTTAGAATCGCGGGCACAATACCTAAAGCACCACTTTTTAAAAGATTCATTTAGTAAATTCTTCCACGGGTTTTGCCACGAATGGCAGCGCCGTCTGCACGGCTGGAGGCAGTAACTTTACCGCCTTTGGCTTGTTTGATTGGGTTTTCCAAACTTGGTGATCCGGGTCTCATACCGCCTTCCATATCCAAATTTGCTGCACGACCGGAACCGCCTCTGCTTGCAGGAACTGGTTTAGCAACAGGCTTAATGTCTTCTGTTAACTTTAAACCTGCTTTTTCGGCTGCTGCTAAATGACTTGCAGATCGTTTTAGACGTGGTTGCTTGTCTTCCGCAGTGTCTGTAGCCGATCTTTGTAGCATGCGATCGTAGCGTTCCCCTACTTTCTCACGACGTTCTGCGGCGCGGCGATCTTCCGCCATGTCTTTAGCAAACTGTTCTGGATCAGCCGCTTGCGCTTTTTGCAATAGTTTTGAATAGTCTTTAAATTCCATACACTACCTCAGCACTTCCAAGCCCGTAGGCTTTTGTTAATCCTAGAGTTCGGGTCGTTCGCTGTTTTTGCGGATGTCAACTTCTTTTTCATCCCAGTCATGCGGGCGCAGAAAGAGTCGCGCCTTGAGCCGCCTTCGGGTTGCGGCGGTTTCAAGTTCATCCCTTGCTTTTTCGCGGAGGCTCGCCCCTTGGCGTTCAAGCCACCCTTCTCGGATTTGCCTTCTTTGCGTTGCCATGCGGGGGACTTAGCCATAGTAAACAGTCAAGTGCGTGTTAGCGGGCATAGACACATAAACACCAACATCAAACTTAATCCCCTCACCCGGAATTGCCAACGAATCAAGAGCTTGGTTTGTTGAAACGTTCAGTGTTAAACGAATCGTGCCAGAGTTTGTGGTGGCATTATCATAAAACTGGACTTCTCCTGCTGTACCGCCCGGAGATATAGAAAACCCTTTAACACGGGTTGGCCCAGCAAAAATAACACCGCTTGCGTCGAGGTGCGTGGCTTTAACGTCTGTTTGCATCATAATCAATCTCCTTGTTTAAAAACAAGGGGCCGAAGCCCCTAGGACTGATTAGTCAAAGTTACCGTATGGGTAAGTAGTGCTTGTGCCGATGTTGCCATCAAGTTGTGTGTAACGAACTGCCATGCTGAACGTGCCTGCTGTAATCGTAGACAACACACCACTTGTACCACCTGTGTAGGGGATAGTGATCGTCAAAACAACTTGAGACAAGACGTTGCTGTTAGGGCCAGAGCCTTGTGCTGGAGAGTAAAGTACATCTCCGCTAGTTGACTGACAAGACAACAACTGAGCACCAGTTTGGGCTACGGTGTTGCGGCCTGTTGCAGCGTTCATGGTAGTGATACTGCCGTATGTGGTTGTATCAAAGTTGTTACCAATCTTGCCAGTCACAGTACCAGCAGTACCGGCGCTTAAAGTGATTGCTACGTTGGTGTCAATGAGGATGTCATTGATGGTAGAGCCGTAAGGCAAATACATCACGATACCGCGATACAAAGTACCTGTGGTAGTAGAAACCGTGTCAGCAGTAATTGTGGCTGCTGTAGGTGGGTAAACGCTAGAAGAGGGGGTGTAAACAGTTGCGTTTACGTTAGGAATACCGTTGCCGTTAACAAGCTGACCAGAAACACCGCCGTAACCAGCAGTTGCGTTTGTTGCGTTTGTTAAAACAATGCTAGTGTCTTGAACAAGCTGCATGTAACCTACGTTACGCAGTGGGCCAAAACGGTTATCGCCAGCTAGTACTGGGCCTTCAAATGTGGAACGTGCCATGACAAAAGTCCTTATGCAAAAGTGTCTTTACCGATCGTTGCATCGTCTGCTGGGGCAGTGGTGGTAAAGACGGATTACCCAGATGTGTGGAATATACACCAAAAAAGAAAAAAAGGGGGCTTTTGACCCCCTTTCTTTTAGTATGAACCAGATGAGCCGAAGACGCCCAAAGGATCAGACCAGCCGAAGCTGTAACGCTCACGAGCCTTGTAACGCACGTTACCAGTATCGAAGTCACCGTCCATGCTGTTTTGCAGGGCAGTACGCTCGAACATCTTCAAGCCGTTTGGAACGTCTGTGGTCAAGAACCAAGCGCTGTTGTCGGTCAAGAAGTGGTTAATTGCATAACCTTCTGGGATAGAGCCGTTGTTCTTCAACGCATTGATGTCGTTGTTGTTTGTACCAACGCGCAAACTTGTTTCCAAGAGGCGGGTAGCAACGAACTGCAATGCTGGAGGAATAATCAACTTACGTGGTTTAGCGGCGATCAACAGACCACGCTCATCAGTCCAAGCAGCGATCTGGATAACGGCGGCTTCAAGGGAAGTCTCGTTCAAATCGGTTTGGGTTGCGGGAGTGTTGCTGTTAGTGCCACCAGAGACCAATGGGTGTGCTGTAGAGAACAGAGGAACGCCATCGCCACCCACATAGAGGCCAGAGAAACCGTTGTTCAAAACAGAAGCACCTTTGACTTGCTTGGTGTACGACATAGCACGAGCCAAACCTTTGGTGTAGCGAGCAGACAAGCTGTCGTACAAGTTATCTTCAATCGCTTCTTCAGTGATTGAGAAACCCAAAGCAATGGTTTCGTGGTTATAGCGTGCTGTGAACGCTTCTTGCGCATTGTCATAAGCAATGGCAGAACCTTCGTTCTTAACAGGAGCAGCGGAGAAACCAGATAACTTGGTCTCTTCTTCGAAACTACGCTCTGATTTCTCAATTTCGTAGATTTCTTTATGCTCTTCGCCGTAGCGGGCGTACTCCAAACCAAACAAAGCATTTAAGCCGGGAAGGAGTTCTTTAAGTAGTTGTGCGCGTGAAATAGCCATTTTAAATTACTCCTTAAGCAATGCTGGTGGCAGCGTAATACTGGTGTTGACCGAAGTTCAACTTAACCAGCAACTCTGGGTACTGTGCAAACACAAGCGTAGAACTAGCAGCAAAAGCTGTAATTGGAGCTTGGTTTAACACAAACGAAGTTGAACCGGCAGTAGCTGCTGTATCAACGAACGAACCCGAGGGGATGTACTGACCATTAGCAGCAAGTGAACCAACGTCTGTACCAACAGGCAATGCGAAAGGCAATGCAGAGCAGGTAACAGTAGCGGTAGAGATGCTAGAGTAGGTAGCAGTACCCAAGGTGACAACGGTGTCAGGCACTAAGCCCAAAACACGAATTGGCAACGCATCGGTAGTAGCAGGTGTGTTACTAGGAGCCAACAAAGCGTTAGCAGAGTCGCCAGTGTTCACGTTACCAGTGTTGTTGATCATAGCCAAGTTTTGACCGATCATGGCGCGGGCGCCAGAAGCAACAGCAGTAGTAGCAGAACAAACGACAGCCTTGAACACTGTGTCAGGATCATCACAAACGATAGCAACTGCATCACCAGCCGTAGTTCCAGCGGGCCAGTATTGAGCAAACTTCTTTTGTTTGGTGGTTGGGTTTGTGTAAGAACAACCCAAGAAGACACCTGTAACAGTACCAAGAGTACCAGTTTCCACGGTTAAGCGCTGCACATTACCACGGGTCAATCCAACGATATCGCCGTAAAAAATGCTAGTCGCATATCCGTAAGGGATCGCGTATTCACGGGTAGAACCCGCAAACACTTGACCACCGATCA